CGGTTGCCGGTCTTCATGTCCGTGCCCTTTTGCTGAACCTCAGCGCTCTGAACGCCCTGAACGGATAGAGCAGAGGCAGTCTGCAGAGACTCGGGTGTAGAGCCTCCAGGTGCTGGTTGGGTCGGCATTCCTGTAGGTCCCATCATCGAGGCATAGAGACCGCGACCTTGAGCCTGTTGTCCCAGATAGGAACCAGTCATTTGACCCTGGGCTTGAGCATCTGGCATTGGAGTCAAGCCATATGCGTTCTGATTGTGCACACGACCAACGGTCATGAACTGAGGCATCCCAGTGTTCTCATTCGGAATAGGCGCCCGTGCACGTGGATCATTTGGATTAAGACCTGAATCCATATATGGATAAGAAGGTCCCTGATTCGGGTCAAGCGTCATTCGCTGATCGTTCAGTGAATTGACGTTTTGCGGCGTGTTGTTCATTGGTGCGCCGGCATGCGTCACCATGCTCTGTGCTTGTTTGAACCTATTAGGTTCCATCTGTTCAGCACGCTCTTTCTTAGTACGCATAGTTCTTATCCGTAAACCTGTGAGTGGTCGTTATAGTTGCGATTTTCGCCATTCGCAATCTTGGCCATGGCTTCCATCACCTTGCGGTTAGTGAAGTCCTGAGGGTTCTCGGAGGGGTTGGTCGTAGAAGAAACTCCGAGATTTGCATCACCGCTTGAATTCACCTTTGGAGCAATATTGCCAACAGTGTCTGGTTGAGCAAAGTTGTTCTGCCGACCCATGTTTGGATCTTGCATTCCGGATTGATATGGGTTGACAGCCATTGCTTCAGCTGCCTTTCGTTGAGACTGATAGTCTCGTTCCCCACTATTAACTTTATGCGCGTGCCACGTCATACGTTTTAATATCTTCTACTAAAACTATTCTACACTTACCGCCAGTTTTGATTTAGGAAGATTCTTGTCCCAACTGCCGTATCGGCAGGACCAGGCACAGCCAGAATAAATTCAGCTCCAGCGCGTTCAAATGCGTACCGCCTTGTCTCTGGACGGCGATAGTTTGGAACGTACAGTGTTTCAGCCAGTCGATCACACTCCCTCAAATAAATCTCTCTGAAGTACTCATCACCCTTAAGGGGATCTGACGTGTTGATCGTACGCTGGACGTCACCAGCGATCACTTCCTGCCTGGATGGGTTGAGTGTCTGCGAACCATTTGGATCGAAGTAGTCGTCCGGAATTGCAGCACTAGCTTTCCAAGCAATGTCGCACCGCTTGACGTGATAGATAATCTCGTCGTACCAAATCTGGTCAGGCACCAGGGCCATTGCTTCCTCTAGCCGTGCCCTGTCACCAGCAGGAATTTGAGCACCAGCGTTGAAGCCTAAGTGGAATCGTACTTTGGACTTGTAGTACTCGTCTAATTGCATCACGCGCTCCTGCTGAATTGTGCAATGTTGTCGTAGTGCTTCGTGGCAATGTCTTCAAGCAATGCCAATTCATACTCATTCAGTTCAACACCCATCTGCACTTTGGCAAGCAGACGGGCCTCATCTGACTCATCTGTAAGAGATTGAGCAATTGCAGGTCCAGCGCCACCACCCAACACAAAACCAACTAATGCACCAGCCATTCGATTGCCAGGTATGAATTTATTTCGTTGGTTGCGCGGCATTGGTGTCTGCGACTTCACCATCAATGGATTGCCTTTCTTGTCCTTTACTTTCTTTAGTTTTTCAGTTGGATAGTACGGATTAACACGGTCCTTTAGATTGTTAATCAGTCTCCCTAAGTCGTGTGCAGCAACACCTGCTCCGAGACCAAGAGTACCGCCAATGCCTGCACCATATAAAGCAGCCTCTTCAGGCGATACCTGTCCGCTACTGTTCTGGAGTGCTTGAAGATATAAAGCTTGCTCAATAGCGGCTTGGTTCATTATTTTATCTATTCAATATCTTTATTTTAGCTAATAAAGATCAAGTCATCTTCAATGAGCTGCTCCCAGTTGACACGAGGAACATTTTCAAGCTGCTTCAGATTGGCAAAGCGCTCACCGGACAGGGACATGCGCAGTTCTACAATCTTCTTGGCAGTTGCATAGCCAACTCCAGGAAGCCGTTTCTGGATTTGTTCTGCAGTTGCTGCGTTCAGGTTGAGACGGGTGTCCTCGATAGGCACCACGGTCTCCGGGGGCTGCTCCTCAGGCTCAGGCTTAATTTCTTCAGCAACAACATTGGCGAGACGGCCCTTATCTTTGTCATAAGGAACAAGCCGGTCTAAGTTCACATAACTAACAGTCCCGCTTGCATCACGAATCATTGCATATTCTTTGTCATGCTTGGTGATGAATTCAACCAGCTTGCCAGTTGATTTGTCCTGAAATAATTTGCTCATTATTGTTTTAGATCGCCTTTATTAATTATAGACATGAAAAAAGCGCCCCGTAGGACGCTTTATATTGACCCTTTTATCAGGCTACCTTATAAGGCAAGTGCACATCACCTGCATCAGGTGCACCACCATCCATGAAGTAACAGACTTCAACGATGACAGCGGACTGGCTTTCACCTTCAGCACCGCTTGCAGGCTCCACAACGGTCAGACCGTTGGCACCAGTGACAGCAGTCACAGTGGTGTCAGAAGCAAGGCGAGTGATTGAAGCAGTACCACCCGCATCACCCAGACCGTTGAAGGTGCTCGTGGCACCTGCGGCGGGGAATGCATTGGTTGACGCGGTCAGCACAGCGGCGGGGGACACACCAGTCACAGTCAGAGTGTCAGAAGCACCCTGGGACTTGAGGTTCACCACGCTGATAGCAGTGCGGTAGATCGCAGCACCAGTGGGGATGACCAGATTCTTGTCGGGACGAGGCTTGTCGTCACCACGCAGGTCGGGGGACAGAACCTTCAGAGCAAGGGTCTGCACCGAGTTGGCTGTGGTTGCAGGAATGATGGCAGCACCGACAGCGCGATAGAACTCGATACCGGGGATCGAGAGAACGCCCTGGTAGTTATAAGCGTTCAGATGGGTAACGTAGTTACCGGGGAAAATCACAGACATTGTTAGTTACCTCCTATCAATAAACGAAAGAGTAACCAACGGTAATGAAGTCCTTGTTAAGTACTTCAAAACCAGCAAACAGGGACCAAATCATGATCACAAAACGGCTGAAATCGTCGTTGTTGTTAAGCAGGATTTGAGCGTTTGCGCCACCGATACCCACGCCAACGGCTTGAGGACCGAAGAAGATCAACTGAGCGTCACCGTAATCGGCAGCGCTAGAAGAAGCAGAGGTCACCACGAGGTTGTAGGTGGTCTCAGGCAGGTTGGTGGACTCAAACCAACGAACTCCCTCGAAGAGGAAACCTGTTGGCATCGTCGGCTGTCCAGCTACGAAGCCGGCTTGGCCGTAAGCAGGACCCATACCAGTGAAGAAGTTGGCAGAGGGAGCCATGTTCGGCTGCATGGGGTTGACCATGCCGGAGCCGGGATAGCGAGCAATCTCGCGGAAGTCAGAATCCTGACGTAAATGCATCATCGCGGTTGGATCCACGATGCATCTGTAATAGCCGTCTGCGAAAGTCGGGACGTTGCGTTTACGCATATCCTTGACCACCTCGAGGAGGTCGGTCTTTACGCTGAACTTGGCAGACTCGCCAGAGGCATAGGTGACACCCAGGGTGCCGCCGGAACCACCCTTAGCTTTACTGCCAGGGAGGTAGTAGCCGCCCTTGTCCGCATCGGCCTGACCGTTTGCCTCTGCCTTAAGCAGCTCATTGGCAAACACACGGTCGCGCCATCTCCGATAGTCGTCCAGCAGGGTCAGAGAACCGATGGACTGGTGGAAGACGTTGAGGTTGCCAGTGTCCAGAAGCAGACGCTGAGCAGTGATCAGAGTTTCACGGGCCACCTTGAAGGTGGATGGTTGTGCAGAATCGCGAGAGTCAGCAGGACCGGTGTACTCCTTCAGGGTCACCAGGACCTTGTCCTTCACGATGTTGCGGGCGGAAGCGGATCCAAGGGTTTGATCGGCGGTCCGCTCACGGGACTCCTTGGTACCAGGCTTGCCCCAGAAGCGGTAACGATCAAGCTGCACAGTTTGACCAGGCTGCTTTGAAAAATCGTGAACTACTACTGGCTCCACTGCCATCTCAATGATGTAAGCGGGGTGGGGGCGATAAAGCTCTGCACCAAGAAGTTTAGGAAACGTGTATATCCACTACTTTCGTAGGGCACCGACTATATCTTCACCGAATTAACGGGCTGGGCGCTTATTCCTGTTATTAAGGAGACTGTACTCCTCAGGTAGTCTGTGAACGTTCCTTAGGTGTACCTAAGGCTTCGCTGCTGATTGCCATATCTTTCGACTTAG